TCACCATGAGAATCCTCATCTTCATACAAACCTAGTATATCAAGAACCATCGCAAATGTCAAGTTTTTTGCTGCCGTCCTTTTCCACCAGACTTTTTTGCCGGCGACTTCTTCTTAACCTCCTGTTCTGGAAGAAGATCCGGAAAAGCTTCCCGAACCAACTTATACGTGATGGTATCATAAAGTTCATTGAATTTTTTATCCTTCATGGCAATCACGACCTTTGCCTCGTCAGGATGAATATTTTCGAGCAATTGAATAAAAATGCTCTCTCTTTTTATCTGATTTATATTAGCACCACCTCCTTCACAGAAAATGTAGAATTTACGAACTTCAGGATACAAAGTAGTCGGAAAGCCCTCCGGGGTTCCCCTAAAAACATAAGGCGGGGTTCCTTCTGGTAAAAGAAATTTTATACCAGGATGAAAAGCATGTTGTAATATCTTTCTAACATGCTCATTTCCCAATTGTCTAAGTACATTTATTTTTTCTTTTTTTGTTGCTGCTTGAACAGCTTGAAATATATGTGGAATACTCTCTGCCATATTAAAATTCCTCTATAACGTCCATTAAGTTTTTAAGTCTATGTTTCATAAAATAATTTAACATATCTTTTTTAGATTTACATTGATCTGTCTCTTTCCATTCAGTAAGAATTTTTTCTTCAATTCTCTCTGGAATACATGATAGATCAATTAGTGTTTTGTTTCTTGAATATCTATAGTTATTGCTTTCTGACAAATTATCCATATCCAATTCAGCAATTTTCTTTTTAGTGAGTGGTATCTGTCTGCGTTCTTCAACAAATACGTTATCATCACTTAAAATGTTTGGAATACCATCACTCTTATCACCTTTTAATATATGACCATCAAGATATGATTTGGGGTCTTTATCTGTAATAAACTTTTTAGCGATGGGTGAAAATTGTTTCACATTGTCATACTGTTGTAACTGAATAAAATCTTTATCACTAGAGATAATCATTACATTTTGTTTTTCTTCAAACATACCATTCATACCAGCTGGTACAGTTTCTTCAGTTTGAAGATGTTTAGAAAGGATTGCGATAATGTCATCAGCTTCGCATTCTTCAATATGCATCACTGTGTAAGGTAAATGATTCTTTATCTCATCCCTGACCTTATTTAGTGAAGTGAATAAATCTTCCCAAGAGAATGAAGAATCACCAGAAACATAGTTTTCTTCATCTTTAGCCCGCTTCATCTTTCTAGGAGCTTTGTATTGTGGGAAGAATTGTTTTCTCCAAGTATTGTAACTATCACAACATAAAACTATGTCACCATAATCTTTATATTGTTTCTTATAGTTTCTGATAGTATTCAATACTATGTGACGCACTAAATCTTCATCAGGTTTGTAGTTCTTAACTACTTGCATAAATGCGCCAATAAAAACCTGACTGTAATCAACTAAAATCATTTTGATGTAAATTGTTTATCAGTTATCGCAATATCGCTTTGTATAGGTTGTTTTTCTAATTCTTTTGTCCACACCGCATGAATGTCTGGATAGTAAACACCTACTGTTCTTTTTGGATTACCATTGGAATCATAAGCCATAGCAACACACCTTGGAATCACTCTATGTTCCTCATTCTTACCAGAGAATTCACTAATCCAATCACCATGCTTCAGATAATGTTCCATATACCTAATATATGCTTTTTTATTATCTGCAGCATTAGATGCTTTTTGTTTCTCTTGTGGAGTCAAACCACGACTTCTTGCAGTCTTATTATATGCAGAAACTAATTCTTTTGATTCTTTAATCCATTCTTTTATATTTTTAAAAGAATAGTTATGATCATCTGGGAGTGCGAGAACAGTTGGATGGATGTTCTTATATTGAGCGGGTTTGCGTTTGGCTCTCAACTTAGCCATGCGTTCTGCTACTTGTTCAGGTGTTTCCTTCTTTCTTTTCATAGTGGTCTTTGACATCTTGCGTCCATCGTATTAAATATGAAACCAATTCATGATAATCCGCCTCATCGCGAATTATCTCTTGAAGATAATCCATGAAGAACTCTTTGTCTTCAATCATCTTACATGCATCATCATACCTTATCATGATCTCATTGTCAAGTTTTTCGTGGAGTGCAAATAATTCTTCATTAATATCAGTGGCCTTGGAACTGCACCAATATGTATAGAAATCTGAATATAACCATCTTGAGTAGGACATCAGACCGCCTGTGGACTATTTGATGGTTCTTCATTGTATTGAGAATATAATGCATTCATCATTTGTTCCCATATAGGAAGTTTTGTATTCCAATTATAAAATGTATCACAAAATACTTTCTGTAACTTTAACATTTGTTTTACATTATTTTGATTATAGTTTTCAATTGCTTCCATCAGAACATATTTAAATATTGTCTCATGTCTATTTTTATCAGATTCAAAATTATATGACCAAGAAAACTCAGAAGTAGTTTCTGGTAAAGCACCATACTTAGGACAAATAACAAGACAACCACCACTCATAGCTTCCATTGCAGTTATACATGATGTTTCCGCATAACTATTTGGATAAGTTAAAATATGTGAATTAGCCATTGCTTCTTTGATTTCATCATTTGGTCTTGTTCCATAGTATTTAATTTTTTCATGATTTTTACATCTGTTAAATAACTTTTCATATTGAAGATCATTATTTTTTCTATTATATAGTTTAAAAGAAGAATAAACAGATAATTCAAAATTTATATCTTTAAATTCTTCACTATCAACAACATCTAAAAGTATATCCAAACCTCGATTTGGACTAGAAGCATATATTAGTTTTATAGGATTTTTTTCATCAATTTTTGGTTTCTCAGAAACATGAATTGGATCAATACTATTTTGAATAACGATTGAATTTTCATAAGGAACACCATATAATATATGAAACATTTGTTGTTGCCAATAGGAAACAAATATAATTTTTACATATTGTTTCCAATAATTGGAGTCTTGAAATTGTTGTCTAATTCCTTGATCAAAAGGGGTTTCATGCATCCACAATAAAGCTGGTTTACTATAATCTAATTTCAGTTTTGGATAAGACAAAACCCAATCAAATTTTTCAACTAAATCTGGAAATTCAGAAAATACTCTTCTTGCTTGTATTTCTGTCCCACCATTTGCTTTAGGATCAATTAATTCTTCTTCTTGTTTGCCACCATTAATGACAACTAATTTTGGTTTTTCACTCATAATCCATGCTCATATATATCATTTTCAATTTTTGCTGGAACTGTTGGTTTTTCTACACTACCAGTATTTTTTAAGATTTTAACTCTGTTAAAATAAGTTTGTTCTTGACCATCATAACTACTCTGACTATGTTTACAAGTTGCGGTCATTAAAAAACAATCATTTACTTCAATATCTTTAATTTTTGGTTCAATTTGTTTGTATGTAAAATTGAAGAACATGCCTTTTCTACCATCTTTATCTTGAACAATGTAAACACTACCATATTTAGCACTAGCTTTTTTGTCTACAAGTTTAACAAATACATTTTTTCTTTCATCATGTTTACCCATATATGGTTCACTCAATTCTACTTTAACTGTCATGTCTTTTTCTTTCTTCAATATCCACTCAGGCGGTTCTAATATTGCATCCTGCCACCTTTTAAATTCTTTTTTATCAGTTAGGGGATTTGCCATTCTAATTCATTAAATAATCTTCTGGTGGGCCTTCTTCTGTTAATTTTGTAATTTCTTCTTCAATTTTTTTGTTAAAGATTTCATCTAATTGCATATTTTCTACTCTACCATCTTCATGAATTCTAAAAGTTCCTACTTTACCTTCAACTCTTCCATATTCATCTTTTGTTATAGAAAACTTAATTACAATATTATCTGTTGATTTTAAAATTAAATCAGCATTAGTCCATAAAGTTTCTTCAGGAAAAGTTTTTTCTGAAGATTCACCTAATTCTTCAACTGTTTTATACAGACAATCAAATACTGGATCTTTATACTTCTTAATCATTCTACTATACCTTTATGTAAAAGTCAAGTTTTTTTGACCATATTTACAAATATAATAAGAATCAACAATATCTGATGTTGGATTCCCTATCTTATCAGACTTTGGTGATAATGTCAAGTTTATATTTGTATTTGTCTCTTTACAAAAATTTTCATACATAAGTTCTTTATTAGCATTTCCTTTATCAGTAGCAAACTTTTTGATTACTGTTGGTGCAACTAAATGATATTTTATTCCCCATTTTTTCAATTTATATTTTAAAATAGCAACATTTTCTGCAATGTTAAAAACCCTACCAGTTGCTGCATATGCATAATCTTCTAAAACAACAAAATCTGGTCTTTTAAATGGTGTTACCACATTATCAATAACCCATTCAGCCAATGCTTCATATCTTTCCAACTCATCATTATATTTTGGATATAAAGAAACATTTACATTTTGAATGGCGGACCACCTTTGCCTTTGGTTATTATTATTAGCAATACAATAGTGGTTAATATTATTACAATTCCATTCGGTTCCATAATGTATAGTTATTGCTGGGCTTGTTAATGAATAATCAATACCTACTATCATTTAGGTTTTCATAGTGTTCACGAACATGATATAATGTATCTAAAGAATATTTTATACCTTCTATATAGCACTTTAATTTTTCAGGTAAAATTATCTCTTTCACATCTAATGATTTTTTGGATTTCATTTCTTTTATATATCTTTCAGTTTTAGTTATTTCATCTTCTAAAACTTTTTCAAGTAATTCATAAGTCATCATAATAACTCCATTTTAATAAACTCTAATTTTAATTATTGCACCTAATGGTGGTATATAAGAAAACTGAACATGAGTAGCTGGATTTCTTTCATTTACTGTCAATGGAATATGATATTGACTATTAGTTCCATTATGATTGGAAAAGATGTTTATCTCTTTTCTCGCACCAGACCCATTCCAAAATGGTTGTCCTGTTTCTATGAAAGTTTCTCTTAAATGATCATAATTTGGAATAGAACTCCATATTTGATCATAAGTATAATCTTCATTTATATCCCAACTAATTTGTGTTCCTTTTACCCAGACAGGTCTTCTTTTATTCGTGTTAGATGAATCAGTTAAAAAATAATAATATGCAGCAGAATTACCTGGACCAGCACCACCACCACTTATTATTCTATATATTGGATTAGTTATTGTAGAAAATCTAGTAAATGGATGAAAAGTATTCCAATCTGCCGGACTTCCCACTAACGTAAAATAATCTGTACCATTTAATAATGTATTAGGTAGTGATTCAGACCCAGCATATGCACTAAATGAAAAAGAAACCATAGGATATCCTGACAATTGTACTCCTGGAATTAACCCAACCTCTGTACCACTAGAAGAATGATAGTCATAATCTCCTGGTGCAAGAACACCTTGAGATATGTTTATATTTTGAAAACTATAATCTTCGATAAGATTCCATAGAATAGCATCTTGTTGAATACCTCCTGTATCCATTATGCGTTGGTTTATTGAATCTCGGTTGCCTGTAGAATAAGGATCACCATCAGCAAATTTAAAAAATTCAAATTCTGAATTTGTTACTTCTGGAATTTGATATACACCATTAACCCAAACATCAATATTTCCAACAATATGATCAATTGCAAAAATATTTGTTACACCATCACCTGTAAATGTTTTTGTAGTTCTTCTTGATATATGATTTAAAAAATGAGGTTCTAAATCAGCTTGTAATGGAGTTTCTAACATAAACAATTCTTGTACAGCCCATTGCTCAACTCCACTTGAAGTGTTATATGCATCATAATCTGTAAAATCACCAGTAAAATTATTTTCCATATAAAAATTAACAGTTGTCTGATCACCAATAACTTTTGTATCAAAAGCTTTAATTTTTCTAGTTCCGTAACTATTAGTGTGGATATAATCACCAACCTTAACACCTATAGTTCTAATATCATTAATTGGATCATGAGGGGAAAATGTTTGAGATGAAGAATCAAAATTTACTGATCCACCTGACCACCATAGTTTTCCACTTCTATTGGTTAATCTTCCACTTGGAACAAATCCTGATAAATTATGAACTGAGCCGGTTTCCATCACCAATTTACCTTGCATGTCATGAGATGCACCAGTAATTGCAGTGTTTCCCAATGTATCTGTATAATTGGTCGTGTTATATGGAAAATAATCAGTACTAATTTCTTCCAAAACTATCACGTCTTGTGAATAACTAGTTTGATCAGCTGCTACACCAAACATTTCACCAAGTTCCGCTACAGTATCAAATTCATCATTATTGTCATATTTCATGACATATGTTTCAGTATTTGCTGTTTGAAGATAAGTTGTATCTATAAATTTAAATTCTTTAGAATCTATAACAAATCCATCTTTTTCATGTTCTCTATCTTCTAGAATAATTCTATCTGCATTCTGTCCAGGATTAGAAGGAATACCATAACGGTAATCAATAGATGACTGAAGTATTGTTGGAGAATCAGGATTTGTTCCAAAAGCTTTGTTCATTACTAATTCTAGTCCACCCAATCTAACCTCTTGAACATATCTATGCTCATTATTATATTCTATTACTGATCCTGCAACTATTCCTAAATCAGAAAAATTTCTTGGAGTTGTATGTACCCATCCACCATTTTCATGTTCATGACAATATTGCCAATCATATCGATTTCCGCTATGATGTTGATGTGACCAACCTTGAATATTTCTCGAAAAAGGTGGATCAATATCAGCGGATGTTGCTGAATGCATATATGTAACTGTCACTTCTTCTACAGCACCAAAAGTGTTTGCTCCTGCATAATCTGTTGGATCTAATTTTATTTTAGATCCAACACCAATTCCATGATGAAAAAAATCTCCCCAATTAGATGTGTATATGTAAGAATTTGCAAATCCATCATTGCGACGATGAGTTGGTCCACCACCATAAATTCTCATTGTATTATCTCTATGTGAAATTTCTGCATTTTCATTATAATATTCACCATCAGCACCCGTAAAACTACCACCACCTACACCATTTATTTTTTTATCAAAACCTGTTGCACAATGAAAAACTGAATTATTTGCGTATCTATTAGTCCAAAGAGGAACATCACTAGCAACAACACCACCTGGATTGGTTTCATTCGCAGGATAATGAACAACAGATTCACCCCCTGTCCATGGAATTTGATATCCACCATCATTAGCTAATGATGAAACTCTCATAATAAAATCTTCTGTAGCGGTACCTGGAAATTGAGTACCAGTATAATTATGGTGATTATTAGCATTTGTCATTTGATCATAAGAAACTACAATTCTATCACCAACTCTATAGTTCCATCCAGCTTCTAAAGATCCAGGCTCAGGTAAATTACGGTCATAATGATCTACATTTCCATAAGTGTTTGTACGCATATTTAATTGTAATCCGACTCCTGGTGATGCTCCATTTGTTTCTGTGACAGTGACAATTAAATCAGTTGTTGAAGTTCCTGAACCAGAAGTTAAATCTGCATAAGCAAAAGTAAGTGTATCATTTACTGCATAATTATATCCACCGTCAACTATTTCTATAGAATTTATTCCCCCAACCGGATTGGTTACAAAATTTGCTTTAAATTTTTTACCAGATCCTGTAGTTGAAGTTGGCTCAACATTATTAATAGTTGTAACTGGATCATATCCTGTTGTAGCAGCAAATGTATGACCAGTTATTGCATTTCCATATACCGTAGTATCAACTCGATAAAACCAAACATTTCGATCATAAGCAGGATATGAAGTTGTTCCAGTGGCCGAACCTCCGGGATCAGTGGTCATATTACTTGGATTTTCCCATTGATCTGATCCATTGAATTTGCCTGAACCTGCTTGACCTGTCGATACTCCATAACCTTGGTATTGGTGACTACTATAGCCATCAGTATCAGTTACATGATGATTTTTAGCCTCTGTTCTAATAGAATTATCATAATTAAGTTCTCCATTGGGACGGAAATTGTCTCCTTCTTGATGTCCAGTAGTGGATCTATCAGTTATAAGATAAAAAGTTTCTTCTTGTCCGGTAGGAATTTTATCATTTTCTAAAAATAA